TAGAGAACAACCCCTATACGGGCGGGAGGATGCCGAAGCGAGTCTGGGCAGACCCCGCCATTTTTCATACCCGCTCCGCAGCAGGCGAAGGCAGCATGAACCGGATGGTGTCTGATGTGTTCCGCAGCGTGGGGCTGCACGTGGTCAGGTCCAACAACGACCGGCTTACGGGCTGGCGTTACATGAAGAACCTGATGGCGTGGAAGAGGGACCCGGCTGGAAACCTCGAGAAGACACCAGAGATACGGTACTTCGGGGAATGCAGGGATTTTGAGCGCGAGATGATGAATGCGCAGTACGCGGGCACCGAAGACAGCCCACGCGAAGACATGAACACGTCGGGTGACGACCATAGCCTCGATGAGACGCGATACTTCTGTATGGGACGCGGCCATGGCAACGTTAAAGCTCGTCCGGACTACTACGAAGGCACGACGTTCGACCGTGAAGTGAAGCGCATTCGCCATGCCAGGCTGGGGCGTCCTGCCAGTAGGCGTGGAATGGTGGTGGTGGCATAATGGCCGAGTTTTACCCAGACGGAGAAGAAGAGAAGGTAGCCTTCTGGCAACGCCAGATCGAGTACGCCCTCAAGAAGTTTGAGCCGTACTGGGCTCTCGGTGATGAAATCAACAAGATGTACGAGAACGATGCAGCCACCGGGCGCGAAGCCAACCTCGATGATGACGTCTTCGACGGCACGCCGATGCGTACAAAGGCCAACTTCGTGTTCGCCTTCGTGGATCAGACCATCGCCAACATGCAGGAGCGCAATCCGACGTTTCGCGTGGAGCCCAAGTCCAGCCTGTCCACTCAGGGCGCTCCCGTTGTTCAGAGCGTTATCAATCACTGGTATCGTGAGACAGGGCAGTTCGCACAGGACGCGCGTTGCCTCCTTGACGCCTTTATTTACCCATACGCCGTCAAGAAGATAGGCTACACCGCGAGGCTCAACAGCGACGTCTTCACACTAAGCGATACTGCAGAGTTTGAACTTCAAACTGCCGAGGAGGAGAACCTGTTTCTCCTTGAGAAGATCCCGATAAAGATGAGGATGCATCACGAGCACTCAGCGCACATAGAAAGCCACATGGGGGCAATCCAGGACCCGGATACGCCACCTGAAGCAGTCGTGGGGTTCCTGCAGCCACATATCGACGAGCACGTAGAGGCAATGCGCATCGGGCAGCCCGACGTGCACATAGATGTCCAGTACGAAGCACCGTTCGGTATCAGGTGGCACCCACGCAACTTTATATGGGACCCAACGTCCAGCGACGGCATCAAGAACGCCAGGTGGGTAGCCTTTAAGGTACGCCAGCCGCTGTACACGGTGAAAGCCAACAGCAAGTTCAAGAACACCGACGAACTTGAAGGCAACGCCGGCCGCGATGACGACGCTCCGGCCCAGGAAGACTCGCCGATAGGATTCGACGACTTTGCGATGGTGGACATGTGGGAGATCTGGGTACGCGACTTCCCGGTGTCCCGCAACAAGCGGACGAACATGCTGCTGACCATCGCCGTGGACCATGACACGTTTCTCTTCGAGGAAGAGTCCTGGCCGTACGAGAACATCGAGGATTTCCCGGTTGAGGTGCTGGCGTTTAACAACGGAACCGGCGACTGGGTGTCGAAGCCGCCCATTGCACTGGCAGGCGGTGACTCCGTACAGAAACTGCTGGGTGAGTTCCTCGACAGCATGGTCAGCGTGATTCGGAAGCAGAAGAATACGTGGTTGTATGACACGGCCCTGATTGACGATGACAAGTTCGATGAGATCCGGACTGCACCGGAATCGGCGGGTGTTGGCGTGGAGGGCCTTTCCTCCGCAGCCGGCAGACCCGTGCAGCCTCTGCCGTTCCAGGAGATCCATGTCGACAAGCAGCAGTTCGTCAACATGTTGCAGAGCCTGTTCGACAGAACCAACGGAACGCCCACGCCACAGCAGCGTCCGGGCACCGAGACGGCTACGGAGATTGCGGCCATCGAGAAGAAGAACACCTCGCGAGAAAGCGCACGAGGAAATCGGTTCAAGGAGTTCCAGGTGGCAACGGCCAACAAGTTCTGGGGGCTACACGCTCAGTACCGGCCACCCGAGGAGTTCCTTATTGATCCGCGTACCGGCAAATGGTCAGAGGTGGAGCCCGAGGTGTTGCAGGGCCAGTACCGATTCTCCGTGGACATCTCGAGTCAGGCCGTAGCCCAGAGCATCGAGCGGAAAACGTACCTGGACCTGTTGAACCTGTTTGCGGGGTTAGCGCCCACATTCATGCAGATTCACGGCGCACCTCCGAACCTCATGAAGATCGCAGAACTACTGCTGACGCGGGGATATGGTATTTCCGACCCTGAGACGTTCCTGCCGGGGAGCAACGAATTCTTCGAGCAGCTCACCGAACAGATGAAAGATCCCGATCAGCGAACGGGCATCACGCAGGCACTGGCGTCACTGGGCGGCGGTGGAGCCCAGAACCAGCACAGCCCCGGTCCTGTTAACACCCAGCAGTTTGCTGCGAACCCGGCAAGTGCGGCACGACAGACGAGTGAGGCCCAGAACCAGGAAGGGGCAGCATAGTGGCAAATACAAAACGAAAGGGAATTGAAGATGCCTCGAATCGGTGGTAAATACCCTGACAAAAAGACAAAGTCCAAGCCGATACGCAAATCCGCTGTTAGCTCAAAGAAGCCGATACGCAAATCTGCTGTTAGCCCAAAAAAGAAGAAGTAATGCCGACCTATCACTATCAGTGCAGCAGGTGTGACGGGATCACCGAGCACTACGTGCTTTTTAATGATCGCCATGATACGCAACGGTGTGCGCTTTGTGGGTCCGGGGGTGCCGAGTACCGGATAACTATGCCGCACACCTTATTCTTCGAGCCGTACCACGACGAGTCGCTTAACTGCGACATCTACGGCAAGCGCCACCGGGAACAGGTGATGGTGGCCGAAGGTGTGACGGAAGCCGGAGATCGGGTTGGTGGAGCGCGCAACTTCGATGTGAACGCATCCAACGGCGGCGTGTTGCCGCTTCAGGGCAAGAACCACGACGATGGGCAACGCGAGTCAGACAAACGCAGAGATCAAGCAGGCGATATGGTTGTAGGTGTAGATTCATCCAACGCTTACGGCGAGACGCGGACCGCCTACTACAAGGTCAGGGACCTTGAGAGCAAGTCGGAGACCGGCAAGTCGATAAGCGATGCAATCAGGGAGTAACATGAGGAGGCGAGATGAACCCACAAGATCAGAGACAGGACGGCGACGGAGAGGACACCGTGCAGTCTATTCGTGACACGATTGAACTGGCCACGGAAGACCTGGACCTCAGCCCGTTTACCGAAACCGTCGAAGATAAGGAGCTGGATGAACTTCTTGGCAGCTCCGGTCAGTCAGGTGCCAACGCGGGCGCAGAGGATACCTCCGGGACCTCAACAGGCGCGCCTCGTAGCATGGGGATTGATAAGATTTTCCAGGAGGTGTCAGAGAAAATTGGCCCCGAAGCAGCGCAGGTTGTGAAGGACCTGCAGGCCGAGTACACAAGGAGCAGGCAGGAGTTGGCTCAGGAGCGAGGGTTGCGTGAGGAGCTCAACAGCAAGTTCGATGCGGTGAACGAAAGGCTCGATGTGCTTAACAGAGCCCCGGAAGACGAGGAATATCCCGATCTTTCGGCTGCAATCACCGACGATCATCGCGTGTTGTTCAGGCTCATGCTGAAGGAGCTTGGCCCGGAGTGGGCAGCTGAGAATGGGTACATGAAGGCGGGCGACCTGGAGGATATCAAGAACCAGGAGCAGGCAGTAAGCGTACGCCAGACTGAGCTCGGATCAGCGATTGACACCG